GTCTTCTCTGAGATAAGGCGACCTTCTGGGAGCAAGAGAGAGATGGCAAGAGTTAAGCGGAAGACCATGGACAACTTCATACTTGCGTATTATCAGCGCATCAAAGACGGCACTGAACCCGTCGGCAAGTGGATCGAGTTGGTTTATGAGAAGATCGTGGACGGTCTGAACGAAAAGGCGTTTTACTTCGACGCCAAGAAGGCCGACAACGCCATCAATTGGATCGAAACCCACTGCTTTCACACCGAGGGAAGGCTCGCCACTGAGCCGCTCAAGTTGGAACTGTGGCAGAAGGCGCTGGTCTCTGCCATGTTCGGGCTTGTTGACGAGAACGGCCTGAGACAGTTCCGGGAGATCGTGCTGATCATCGGGCGCAAGAACGGCAAGAGCCTGCTGGCGGCGGCAATCGCCAGGTACATTTGGATCACGGGCGGCTTCGGGACTCGCGTCTATGCTGTCGCTCCGAAACTCGACCAGACGAGCATCGTCTACGATGGGATCTGGACGATGACCCAACTCGACCCGGAATGGCAGGAGAAGGAACGCAGGCGGAAAGAGAGGGACGCCCACAAGCGCAAGATCAACGGCGACGATCCGACACAGGAACGCCACCGCATGACTGACCTCTTTCTTCCGTGCACTACTTCCACGGTGAAAAAGATCGCCTTCAATGCCAAGAAGTCCGACGGCTTCAATCCATCGCTCACGATCTGCGATGAGGTGGCTGCATGGGAACCAGAGAAAGGGCTGAAGCAGTACGAGGTGATGACATCTGCGACCGGAGCCAGAGAGGAGCCGATCACACTGTCAGCATCAACTGCGGGCTACATCGACGGCGGCATCTACGACGAACTGATGAAGCGGTCGACCCGGTGGCTCATGGGTGATTCGAAGGAGAAGCGGCTTCTGCCGTTCCTCTACATCATCGATGACCCGGAGAAGTGGAACGACATCAACGAGCTGCGCAAGAGCAACCCGAACCTCGGCGTCAGTCTCACGGTTGACTATCTGATCGAACAGATCGCCATCGCTGAGGGCAGTCTCAGCAAGGCAGCAGAGTTCAAGGCGAAACACTGCAACATCAAGCAGAACTCAAGCATGGCGTGGCTGGAAGGCCAGACGATCGAACGGGCCTATGGCGAGCCTTTGCATCTGGAGGACTTCAGAAACTCCTACTGTGTGGCCGGGATCGACCTGTCCCAGACGATCGACCTGACAGCGGTGACTGTGGTCATCGAGAAGAACGGAGTGCTGAATGTGTTCGCCAAGTTCTTCCTGCCGTCCGAGAAGATCCAGGAGGCGAGCGCCAGAGATGCGCTGCCGTATGACATCTACATCAAGCGCGGCCTGTTGGTTCCGTCCGGGGAGAATTTCATAGACTATAAGGACGTCTATCAGTTCATGACCGACCTCGTCGAGAAGTATCAGATCTATCCGCTCAAGGTCGGCTATGACCGATACAGTGCGACGTACCTGGTGAACGATCTGAAGGCCTACGGGTTCCACATGGACGACGTTTATCAGGGCGAGAACCTCAGCCCGATTATCAACACGGTCGAGGGCATGCTGAAGGATGGGAAGATCAGAATCGGAGACAACGACCTTCTGAAAATCCACATGCTCAACTCGGCAACAAAACGCAACAACGAGACGAATCGGCGGCGGCTGATCAAACTGTCACCGATGGCACATATCGACGGAATGGCGGCATTTCTAGACGCCATGACGGTAAGAGACAAATACCTCGCCGAGATCGGCGAACAGTTAAAGAACTAGGAGGGAAAGATGGGGCTCTTCGATTGGTTATTCAAAGATGAGCAGGTCGAGGCCGCTCATGAGGCAAAGGGTTACTTCACGACCCTCACAGCATACCGCCCGCATTTCACTACATGGCGCGGAGAGATCTACGAGAGCGAACTCGTCCGGGCGGCAATCGATGCCAGGGCGAGGAACATCAGCAAGTTAAAGGTCGAGATCCTCGGATCAGCAAAGCCGACGCTTCAGACTCAGCTCAGACTGAGGCCGAACACCTGGCAGACCTGGTCACAGTTCCTTTATCGGTGCTCGACGATCCTGGACATGCAGAACACGCTGGTCATCGTCCCGGTCTATGATCGGTACATGACTGTTGTCGGTTATTACCCGGTACTGCCGAAGCGGTGCGAGGTGATCGACGTCAATGGTGAGCCGTGGCTTCGCTATGAGTTCCACGATGGCAAACGTGCCGCCGATCGGTGGGGCAACGTGGCCGTTTTGACAAGGTTCCAGTATAAGAGCGATTTCTTCGGCGAATCGAACCACGCACTCGATCCGACTATGAAACTCGTCCACATCGAGAACGAGGGCATCGAGGAGGCCGTCAAGAACGGGGCGACGTTCCGCTTCATGGCAAGGGTGAACAACTTCAGCAAAGCCGAAGACCTCGCCAACGAGCGGAAACGCTTCAACGAGACGAATCTGAGAGCCGACGAAGAGGGTGGCCTGCTGTTGTTCCCGAATACGTACACGGACATCCGTCAGATTGACAGCAAGCCCTACACACCGGACGAGAATGAACGGAACTACATCAAGACCAACGTCTACAACTACTTCGGCGTGAACGAGGACGTTATGCAGTCCAAAGCCTACGGCGACGCATGGGCGGCTTTCTATGAGTCAGTGATCGAGCCGTTCGCCATCCAGTTCTCGGAGTGCATGACGGCGGCCGCATTCACTGACAGGGAAAGAAGCCAGGGGAGCATGATCATGCTGACCAGCAACAGGCTCCAGTACCTCACCACGGCGGAGAAGCTGAACGTGTCGGCCCAGCTCGCAGACCGCGGCATCCTCAACCGGGACGAGGTCAGAGAGATTTGGAACCTGCCGCCGCTGCCGAACGGTGAAGGGCAGGCCTACATCATCCGGGGCGAATATTACAACGCGGACGGAAAGATAAACGAGGAGGATGAAGCAAGTGATCAGGAATGAACGAGAGTACAGAAACCTCGGCAGGTTCGAGGCTGAAGACCAGACGGTCACAGGCTACGCCACGACCTTCGACACCTACGAACTGCTGAAGGATAACGAGGTCACACTGTACGAACGAATCGAAAGAGACGCATTCAATGACGCGGACATGACCGACGTCATTTTTTTACGAGACCATGAGGGGCGCGTTTTAGCGCGCACACGCAACGATAGCCTCGCGCTTGAGGTTGACGATCATGGTCTGAAAGTCCGGGCAAATCTGGGGCTTACGGGAGCCTCTCGGGAGATGCTCGAAGACATCCGGGCGGGGCTTTACTCGCAGATGAGTTTTGCCTTCACGGTGGCGGAGGATCGGCTCGACTGGCTCGATGACCACAACGCCGTCAGAATCGTGACCCGGTTCAAAAAGTTGTTTGACGTGTCAGCGGTGGCATTTCCAGCCAACCCTTATACAGACATCGGACTCGATGCCCGCGCCATGCTTCACGGAGCGATGGAGCAGAGGACAGCGGAGCGACTGGAAGCGGAGCGTCGTGAACGTGAAAGAAAGGTTTTGCTGACACGGATCAAACTCATGCGAAAGGAGTAAAAAGCATGGAGATCAAAGAGATGCAGATCGCCGACGTTGAGGAACGGCTCGCTCAGATCGAAGTCGAACTTTCTGACGAGACCGCAGACGTCGAAGCCCTGAGCCATGAAGTTGATGACCTTCAGGCCCGCCGGGATGCGATCAAACAGGAGGCCGCTGAAAAGCGCGAACTCATGGAAAAGGTGGCCACCATGGCCGCCCCGGTCATCGAAGAAAGAAAGGAAGAAAAAGTCATGGAAAACATGGAAATCAGAAACACTCCGCAGTATATCGAAGCATATGCTCGTTACCTGCGGACAGGCAAGGACGAAGAAGTCCGCGCTCTGCTGACAGACAACACAGCAAACGGAACTATCCCGGTTCCGACGTTCGTCTATGGCATCGTCGCCAAGAGACTCGAAGAATCCCAGATCCTGCGCAGAGTCCGCAGAATGGAAGCAGCTGGCAACGTCAAGGTCGGCTTTGAAATCTCGGCCCCGGCTGCTGCTGCCCACACAGAAGGCGGCGATCCGGTCGCTGAGGAAGCCCTGACTCTGGGCATTGTCAACCTGATCCCGAAGACATACAAGAAGTGGGTTCAGGTCTCCGACGAAGCGCTGGACAGCATGAGCGGCGAGGCTTATCTGACATACATCTACGAGGAAGTCACTCGTGGCATCATCAAGGCTGAGGAGAACGCTGTTGTTGCCGCCATTCTGGCCGCACCGCAGACAGCCACAAGAACCGCTCCGGCTGTTGCCAAGACAGGCTCCGCGGCTGGCGCCATCACCGACTTCGTCGATGCTCGTGCCCTGCTGTCCTCTGCGGCTGAGGATCTGGTTCTGATCATGACCCCGGCGCAGTATGCCACATACAGAGGCCTTCAGATGTCCGCATCCTATGCGGTCGATCCGTTCGATGGCCTGACAGTCCTGTTCTCTGATGCCGCCACAGCCCCGATCATCGGCGACCTGAGCGGTGTCATGATGAACCTGCCGAAGGGTTCTGAAATCGAGTTCAAGTACGATGATAAGAGCCTCATGACCTCCGACATGGTCAAGATCCTGGGCCGCCAGCCTGCGGCGATCGAAGTGGTCGGCAACCTGTTCTTCGCCAAGGTAGCCGCCTAATGAAGGTGGTACTGAAGCGCGACACTGCTGTCCGCTTCAAGGCGGGCACAGTGCTCGAGGTGGAGGATCAGGAAGGCCTGCGGCTGATCGCGTTCAAGATCGCCGAGAAGGTCGAAGAACCGAAACCGAAAAAGACAACGAAGAGGGCGGCGAAATAACCGCCCTTTTTCGCAAAGGAGGAAAGCAATGAACGAGATTCTGAACAAGGTCAGAATGGCGCTGAGAATTACCACTCAGGCCTTCGATGATGAACTGACCGACCTGATCAATGCGGGGCTGTCAGACCTCGGCATTGCAGGAGCAAACGGCGAGAATGTGGTGCTGACTGATCCGCTCACTATTCGGGCGATCATCACCTACTGCAAGATGAACTTCGGCGAGCCTGACGAGTACGACAGACTGAAACGGTCGTATGACGAGCAGAAGGCGCAGATGAGCATGGCGACAGGTTGGACAACATGGACAGATCAAACGTGCTAACCCTCATTAGCGAGACGTACATGCCCGACAGCATGGGCGTACAGAGGCCCACAGAGACCTCTAGAAACGTCTTTTGTGATGTTCAAAGTGTCAGCCTGACGGAGTGGTCAGAAGGCGGCAGGGCCGGGCTTAACCCCGAGTATCGGTTTACTATGTTCGTCTTTGACTACAACGACGAGAAGATCTGCGAGTTCAACGGTCAGAGGTATTCGATTTATCGGACATATCTGACCCGCAACGACTCCATCGAACTCTACGCCGAGAGACGTGAGGGCGACGCATGAAGGCGCACGTCACCACAGACGCGAGCAAGTTCCGCATAACCGTCAACCACATGCTCAAAGAGTTCGGCCAGGATTGTTATGTTGCGACACGTGTGGCAGTCCAGGAGACCGCTGACGTGGCGACGAACAAGCTGAGACATGCAGTATCTAAGCCGAAAAACTTCGAAGGCACGAAGTATAGAGCCTCATGGACGAATCAGGTCAGGCAGACGTCAATGTCGACCGAGGCCATCATCTACAACAAAAAGCACTATCGCCTGACGCATCTGCTCGAATTTGGCCATGCGATCCGAGTGGGCGGCAGGAAGATCGGCGACGTCGAGGCATACCAACACATCGAGCCGATCAACAAAGAGGTTGACGCCATCTTTCAGCAAAAGATGGAGGACATCCTCGGGAGGAAATTATGACGTACGACGAAATCAAAACCGCCCTGGATGCGGCAAGGTTCCCGGTAACTTATTACCAGTGGGAAATCGGCCATGTTCCTCCTCTCCCTTATGTTTGCTACTTTTTCCCACGAAGCAATGACGATCCCGCTGACAATTCCAACTATGGAAGGATCACGGCCATCGCCGTTGAACTGTACACCGACAACAAAGACGTCGCGGCTGAGGCACAGATGGAGGCGGCACTCGGTGCCATGGGCCTCGTCTGGGAGAAGTCCGAGACGTATATCGACAGCGAACGGATGTACGAAGTTTTATACGAAAGTGAGGTATGCCTAAATGGCTAGAATTAAATACGGCTTATCAAATGTGTACTACGCTGTGGCAACGGCAGGCACAGGCGGCGCTATCACCTACGGCACACCGAAGGCGCTGCCCGGTGCTGTGGCTATGACCTTAGGCCAGCAGGGCGAGGCTGTTGACGAATATGCCGATAATATCCTGTGGTTCCACATGGACACAAACAACGGTTATTCCGGTAGCCTTGAACTCGAAGAACTCCCTGATGACTTCCGGAAGGATGTCCTCGGTGAAGAAGAAGACCAGGCTGACGTCCTCTGGGAGAACGCTGACAGCCCGGTCGTCGAGTTTGCTCTGATGTTCCAGTTCGAAGTGAACGGTGACCCGACAGTCACAGGAAAACGCGGCTGTCTGCTGAGATGCACAGCGTCCCGGCCTTCCATTGCTGGAAGTACCAGAGAGGCAACTGTCACACCGCAGCATGACACGCTGAACCTGACAGCCATGCCGAGAGTCAGCGACCATCTTGTAAAGGCCTCCTGCGAATCCACCAGCGCCGCTTATGCGAACTGGTTCCAGGCAGTGCCGACAAAGCAGTAAGGAGAGAGAAATATGGAGAAGACCTTAAACATCAGCGGGAAACCCGTTAAATTTGCGAGCACTGCCGGGACACTGAGACGCTATCGCCACAAGTTCCACCGGGATCTGATGGTGGACGCTCAGAAGTTGGTCAAGGCGGCGCAGATCGGCGAGATGGATGTGGACACGCTCGAGATCTTCGAAAGCCTGGCCTACACCATGGCCAAGCAGGCAGACCCATCAATTCCAGACGATCCGGACGAATGGCTTGACGGCTTTGACACGTTCAGCGTGTACGAAGTCATGCCCGAACTCATCGCGCTCTGGGTCGGCTCAGTGGCTCCGATGGAGGAGTCAAAAAAAAACAACGACTAACTGAGAGAGGACTGACAACAGCCCTCTTTCTTTTGCGTTGTGTGAAGTTGGGGCTGTCCATGTCTGACCTTGATCAGTTGGACGTGGGCATGATCCTCGACATGTTCGTCGAGCAGGCGAACGATTCGGTTGAATATCCCGAACTGGCCACCGCTGAAGATGTGGCCAAGTGGTAGGAGGTGCGCATGGCAGGAAACAGGATTAGGGGCATCACCATCGATATTGATGGCAACACGACGAAACTGTCGAAAGCCCTCGAAGACGTCGACGACAGGCTAAAAGACACACAGGCCAATCTCAAAGACGTCAACAAACTACTTAAATTTGACCCCAAGAACACGGAACTCCTGGCACAGAAACAGAAACTTCTCCAGAGTGCCGTGGATGATACAAAACTTAAACTCGAGCAGGAGAAAGAAGCGCTCAAGCAGCTCGCGGCCAATGATGACGGCAGTGAAGCGGTGAAGAAACGCCAGGAACTGCTCAAGCGAGAGATCGAAGACACCACAATCAGCCTCAAAAACTACGAGAAGCAACTGAAGCAGATGCCGACAGCGTTGTCGGATCTTGCGGACAAGACTGGGAAACTCGCGGAGAAGACTCGCGGGCTGAGTGCGGCGGCGGCGGCAGGCCTGACCGGGTTGGTGGGCATGGCGGTCAAGGCAGGACAGACTGCGGACGATCTGAACACCCTGGCGAAGCAGACAGGTTTTACCACGGCAGAACTCCAGAAAATGCAGTATGCATCCGACCGTATCGATGTCTCTATGGAGACCATCACCGGAGCGGCGGCCAAGATGACCAAACAGATCGCTTCAGGGAACTCTGCTTTTGCTGAGCTTGGCATTTCCCTCACTGATGCGAGCGGCAATACCAGGAATGTCACGGACATCTTTTATGAGACCATAGACGCCCTGTCAAAGGTCGAGAACGAGACAGACCGCGACACTCTGGCGATGTCTCTGTTCGGCAAGTCTGCGAACGAACTGGCGGGCATTATTGACGACGGCGGCGAAGCACTCCGCACCCTCGGCATGGAGGCGGAGAACACTGGGCTGATCCTCTCACAGGATGCCCTGGACTCCGCCAACCAATTCAACGATGCGATCGATCAGTTGAAGGCCAAAGCACAGGCGGCTTTCTTGGAATCGGGGGCAACTCTGGCCGAGAACTTCCTGCCAGCCATGGAGAAACTTGTGGAGATCGGCGGCAAAGTGCTCGAGTTCATCGCAAACATGGACAGCGACACACTGACGCTGATCACTTCGGTCATGGCATTCGGTGCTGTGCTGAGTCCTGTGCTGAGCGCGGTGAGCGGCGGGCTGAAGTTGTTCAACGAAGTCAACGCAGCCATGAAGGTGGCCCACGCGGTGGAACTGCCCAGCCTGATCTCTGGGGTCACAACCGGAGCGGCCACAGCAGTCGCTTCACTGTCGACCATCCTGCCAGTGCTTGCGGCCATCGCGGCGGCGGCTGTCGGGGTGATCGCTCTGATCAAGACGATCAAACAGAACAAACTCAATAAAGAGTATGATAACTACTTCAGCAGTACCACAGGGGCAGGGATGCGCTCCATCTCCGCCACACAGGCGGCGAACTGGATGAACTCGGGAGAGGTGCAGACGATCAAAGACCCGAGCGGTGCGTCGACCTACTGGGTAAAGGATTCTGATTATTCTTGGGGCAAGGCCAACGCGGCGGCGAACGGATGGACAGACGCGGCTGAGTGGGACACTCCGAACATCACGGTCAACGTCGATCACATCAATGATCTCGACGATCTCCTCGAGATTCAGAGACAGGCACAACTCACGACTAGAATGGGGGGCTATTAATGGCGACTGTTACGCTTACACCTTCCAAGGTGTACCAAGTCAGCGAGTACAAGGTCACGGCGGTCAACCCGTCAAAGAAGCAAATCCGATCAGTATCTTCGGGCGGATCATACTCTCCGAAGTTGTGGGTCATCGCGGACTTTAACATCTCCGCATCGTTGGCGAGATATATCAGCACAAGCGCCACGGGAACCCTGACAAACACGGTATGGACAGGTTCAGGAGGCGGCCAGCGTGAGGCCTATGCGGTGGCGCTGTCGTACTCCGGGGACTATGCGGTCGGCGACTCTGTCGCGTCTAAATGGTCTAACGCGAATATGAACGGGAGCACCGCATACGATGCACCAACCAACATCACGCTGAACTATAACAACAACCGCATCCAGAACATAAACCAGAAACTTCGGTTACAGTTCTATTCAGTCAAAAACGACAGCAACTATTGGCAGTTTGACGATGTGAGCATCGTGATCACATACGACACGAACAACGTGATCAACTTCAGCGGGTCGATGAGCCCGCGGAGCGGCTTCCTCAACCCAGCAGAGGCCCACACGTTCACAGTCTCAACCCCGACCAATCAGGGCAACCTGATCAAATACCAGATCACCGGGGGGACTTTCTACTACAGACAGGGAACAAGCGGGTCATACACTTCCAAGACATTCACAGGGACAACGGTCAGCCTCCCAGCTGGCGCACTGACAGGGAACACTTCCTATCAGGTCTATATGAACCTGACCGCGCAGGATGGGCAGACTGCGACCACTGAGACGGGGACGATCTCCACGGTGGACGCGATCCCGAGCGTGACACTGATCAGCCCGATCAACGAAGTCACCTACGGGTCGGCCGCCTTCAGATGGAACTACTCCGTCAGCACGGGCACACCACAGAAGGCCTTTGATCTTCAGACCTCAACAGACGGGTCAACGTGGTCAATGCTTGCGAACCATGTCGAGCAGGCAGAAACAACCTACACGGCAGACCTCTCGACCAGCGGGACGGTTTACTGGCAGGTCAGGGGATACAATCAGGACAACGTGGCGGGGTCTTGGAGTTCTTCCGGGTCGTTCATCAACAACGTACCGCCAGAGGCCCCGACCATCACCTCGATCAGTGCAACGGGCCGCCCTGTGATCACATGGGCCGCGGACGATCAAATCGCCTATCAGGTTCAGGTCCTCCTCAACGGGGAGATCATCGAGGACTCCGGGCCAGTTTACTCAAGCGCGGCGACCTATCGCGCCCTCGAGTATCTGCCTGACAACACCTACAAGATCCGGGTCAGGATTTTTAACACCTACGGCACCGCCTCAGACTGGGCCGAAACGGACTACACCGAAGCGGCAGGACTAACAGCGCCGATCTTCACGGCAACGAGCACGGACGGGGGTCTCCTGATCGAGATCGAACCATCGGCGGACTTTGCGACCTACTACATCAAACGGAACGGGGTGACGATCGCCTCGACCTCCGGGACTTTCCTCGACAGGTTCGCATCAGGCCCGACCACCTACACGGTCATCGGGGTCACCTCTGAGGACATTGACGCGATGAGCACCCAGACGGTCAACGTGGAGGTCAAGAGCAACATGATCATCGACCCGGACGGGACGGTCTACGAAGTAAACCACCGCCTCGGCTCCCCTGTTGGAGTGTCCAAACAGGTCACCGCAGCATTTGACACGGCTGAATATATCGGGGCGAGCGTCCCGGAGCACCATTTTGCAAAGATGCGGGAGGCGCGTTTTTCGGTCGTATTCAAGGACTACGTGGACATCGAGAGGCTGCTGGGCAGGGTGGTCTTCTATGCGGATATGTACGGAAACGGTGCGTGGTGCGCAGTGACCTCTGTCGGGCGTGTAGAGTCCAGATATGGCAACGAAACGACCGCGGAGTTGCAGGTCACTAAGCACAACGAGGAAATAGCCTATGCGTGACTATAGGATGGATATACTGCGGAACGGTGTCCCGATCGGTCGCCTCCTCTGCAAGAGCATCAGCATCAAGTTTGACAGCACTGCCGAGGTCATGCGGGGAATGCAGGCGACAGTTTACGCCAATCGGCAGGAGATGACTCCGGGGTTCGCCTGGAATATGTTCAGCGATCGCCTTCGGCCTGTCCTGATCGAGGACGGGGTGGAGAAATCTCTGGGTCGGTTTGTCGTGATCGCGGCCCCTGAGTCTCTGAGTGAGACCGGAAACTACTACAACATCGAGGCCTACGATGAGACCATGATCCTCAAACAGGCGGCAACCACCTCGAGAAAATATTTCTCACTTTACACTTCATACATGACCATCATCGAACAGTTGCTGACGGAGTGCGGTTTTGCCAATGTCGTCAAGGATGACATCAGCGCAACCCTTCAGAACTCGCGGGAGTTTGCGGTCGGCACGACTTACCTCGAGATCATCAACCAACTCCTCAGCGAAATCAATTACAACCCGGTTCACACAAACGCGGACGGGTTTGTCGTCCTCACCAAGAAGGAAGAAAAACAAACGGCGGACTTTGTATATTCAGACCGCAGGAACTTCAACCTGCTCGGGACGATTGAGCGGGACACGGATATTTATGATAAGCCGAACGTGCTGGTCGGGGTGATCTCAAACCCGCAGGTCTCGGCATATCCGCGGGTTTACATGGTCGAAAACAATGACCCAGCTTCGCCCCTGTCAATCTACAGAAGAGGCTACAGGGTCGTCAAAATCTACCGCATGAGTAACATGGCATCACAGGCCGCACTGGAGGCCTACATTGACGCGGAACGGCTGAAGGCGATGCAGACGACCGAGACGGTTAACTTCCAGACGCTAGTCGAGGGCGGGCATGAGTTCGGTTCCACCGTTCAGCTGTCCGCTGACCTGATCGATGGCCTTTATGTTGAGACGGGTTACCAGATCGACATCGAGACAAACCGGGCGCGGATGAGACACACAGGAGAGAGGAGGATCTTCGCATGACTGACTTAGTTCTGGCCACTGTGGTGCGAACTTCAAGCGTGCAGGCGACTATCACGATCGACGGAGAAACACAGCCGGCACTCAAAGGCTACGCGTTTCTAGAAAGTTATTCACCAACCGTGAACGATCGAGTCCTTTGCGCGGTTGTTGGCGACCAGTATGTTGTTCTTGGAAAAATCCACAAGGTAACGGGGTGATCAAATGAACGAAAAAACATTTAATGCATCCTGCATGAAGCAGGACGAGACGGTCGCACTCGGGCGGCAGATGGAGGACAACTATCGCGCCATCACATTCGACCTGTCCGGGTTCGGTCTCGAGATCGACCGGGCGATGATCGTGCACCAGAGGAAGGCGGACGCGGCTCCGTATGTGGTGACCTCCGTGACTGGCGGCAACTCCATCACATGGACGGTAACAAACACAGACACGGCTTACAGTGGCCGGGGTCAGGCGGAGATCCGTATCGAGTTCACGAACGGCCTCGCCAAGTCGGTCGTCTTCCAGACGGTGGTCATCCGTTCCATCACAGCAGACACAGAGATCCCTGCGGCTTTGCAGTCTTGGTACGACGCGATGATCGACTACATTGACGACCACAGCGTCAGCCCTGAGCAGATCGAGCAGGCCGTGGCTGATTATCTGGACGAGCACCCGGTTCAGGCTCCCGTCACTTCGGTCAACAGCAAGATCGGCGCGGTGGTGTTAAATGCTGACGATGTCGGAGCACTGCCAGACACAACGACAGCCGCCGACCTTGGCGCTTATGTCAAGCCGAACACAGGCATCCCGAAGACAGACCTCTCGGCAGCGGTGCAGGCGTCTCTGGACAAGGCAGACAGCGCACTTCAGACCGCACCTGTCACCTCGGTCAACAGCAAGACCGGAGACGTGGTGCTTTCTGCCTCGGATGTTGGCGCTTATGCGAAGCCATCCGGAGGAATCCCTAAGACAGATCTGGCTTCAGCAGTCCAGGCATCCCTGAACAAAGCGGACACGGCCCTCCAGAGTGCCCCGGTGACTTCCGTCAATTCCAAGACCGGAGCGGTCACCCTGAACGCTTCAGATGTGGGAGCACTGCCTTCGTCCTATGTCGCGCCTGTGACTTCAGTCGATGGCAAGACCGGGGCCGTGCAGATCATGCCGAGCGGCGGAACCGTGGGGCAGGTGCTCACCAAGACCTCGAGCGGCACAGCATGGCAGACGGTCAGCGGTGGCGGGGCTGTCGACTCTGTCAACGGCCAGACCGGGGCCGTCGTCCTCGATGCTTCGGATGTCGGTGCACTCCCGGACACCACAACCGCGGCAGACCTCGGCGCGTATGTAAAGCCGAGCGGAGGCATCCCGAAGACTGACCTCGCGAGTGCAGTCCAGACCAGCCTCGGCAAGGCTGACACGGCGCTCCAGACGGCACCTGTCACATCCGTCAACGGAGCAACCGGGGCAGTGGTTATCAACAACGCAACAACGAGTGCGGCGGGTCTGATGAGCGCAACGGACAAGAGCCATCTCGATGATGTTTATGCCGATTATTCAAGCGCACTGACCGCATTGGGGGTGATCTGATATGCCGAGCAACACACCTTTAACAGATGCCATTGAAGCACTGACACGGTACGCAAACGAGACCACAGGGGCAAGCGATACAACGCTGTCCGATGCAGTCGGGACGCTTGTGGCAGGATACGGCGGCGGGGGCGGCGGGTTCACCGCTGACGATATATGGCAGGGAAATGTTGGCGGCACTGTAACAATGAACGATTCACTGTTTCCAAAGCCGGTATATTACGCCTTTCAAAAGATCACAAGCCTTTCTGCACCAAACGCAACATCGTTAAGAAGCACAAGCGGTGGGCAGTTCCCAAACGGAGCGTTTGAGGGTAACGCAAGCCTGACAACGGTCTATGCACCACTTGCAACGGGATTGGCTGATTCTATCTTCAGAAATTGCACGGCGTTAACTGATGTAAACGTCAGGAGCGTAAACGATTCTGCTAGTGCGCCATTCATGGGGTGTACGGCGTTGCCTGTTATTGTTCTGCCGAAAATCAATGTCATTTACCACAACGCATTTAACGGGTGCAGATCGTTGACGGCGGCAGACATTCTTGGCGGTAACTACATCGGGCAAAACTGCTTCAACGGATGCACACCGCTGAACACATTTATTATCAGGCGCAATGGCGTATGCACTTTGCAGAACATCAACAGTTTTGCAGGGACACCGTTTGCATCAGGTGGAACGGGCGGCACTCTGTACGTGCCACAGGCACAGATTAGCAGTTATCAATCGGCGAGCAATTGGTCAACCATTTTGGGTTATGCAAACAATCAGATAAAGGCCATTGAGGGCAGTTACTACGAAACACATTATGCGGACGGAACACCGATAGAATAAGGGGGAAATCAAATGTATTACGTTACAGAATTACAGACAAGACCTGACGGCATCATTAATGCCACAATCACAGCACGTTCTTCACTGGCCATGGGGCTGGCACTGTACTATCAGAGGGCGGCTGTGGCGGTCAGCACAACGGACTACCTTGAGGTTGCGCTCACGCTTCAGGACCAGCACGGGACGATTCTGAAGAACGAAGCGTTCGAGACTCAGTACGAAGGATGACACCCGAACAGTTTTACGCTGAGACCGTCAACAAACAGATCGACGTCGATGGCTACCCAAAGAACCAGCCCTATCAATGCGTCGATCTTTTTCGTTATTGGGGTCAGCTGAACAACGTCCCGATCCCGCCAACCCCGAACAATTACGCTGACGGGTATTGGTACAGTCGGGACGCTCTCGGGTTCAGCAAGTACTTCGATTACATCACCGACCCGGCACAGTTCGCCGCGGGGACGTGGGTCTTCTGGGCGCGGGGATCTCGGAGCCATCCGTCGAGTCATGTGGCGATGTACATGGTCTTCGATGGGGTCGCGTATGAGTACGGCGAAAACCAAGGTGGCAACGCTTCGGCGTGTCTGAAGACAACAGACTTCTCGGACGCTTTGGGCGGTCTGAGATGGAAAGGATACGGCATGCAGATCGAAAAGGGATTTCACAGTTTCACATGGAACGGCATAAAGGTCGACATCCTTCGGGCAACCCATGCCAACGGCTACAACTTGCACCTGCTGAGTGCGGGCGGGCCTTTTGATTTAAAGGACCTGATGGAGTTCGACAGCGATCGTCTGGCGATCGTTGGGGCAGTAAATGCGAATTACTTCGTCATGGCCACGGGCGAGCACCTCGGGCTTGAGGGCGACGGCTGGGTCAATGGGTATTTCCAGGCACCGAAGACCGCGGGAGTCCTGGCCTACTACATCAACGACCAGGGCGTGATCGGAGCACACGATCAAAGCGACTTCTGGCTCTCCCAGAGTCAGATCAAAGTCGGCTGTGCACCGTATGCTGTCCTCATCCATGACGGGCAGAACGTGGACATGCACAGCACCGCCTTCGGGTCGAAGGATCTGGTCAAGAACACGCAGACGGCAGCCATGCGGATCGGCGAAGACTGGGCGCTTGCGATCTTCTCCGAGTGCTATCCGTCGGACGTGAACAAGTTCGCACAGGAAGCAGGAGCAAACGAGCTGATTCTGATGGACTCCGGAGGGAGCACCCAGATGTTCGAATGTGCCACCACAGGGCACCGGAGACAGATCAGACACACGTCTCGGAAACTGCCGAATGTGCTGGTCCTTGCCAAGGAAATCGACGGAGAGCCGTCTCCCGAGCCGATCCAGGAGCCTGAGCCGGAACCCGAGCCAACACCCACACCGGAGCCAGAAACCCCGGAAATCGAGCCAGAAAAGCCTTCTGGATGGTCTAACGAGTTTTTCGACATCATGCGCTACTTGGCGGAGGTCGGCCTGCCTGCACTGAGTGCACTCGTGGCGGCGATCGGCAAGATCCTCGGCTATGACCAAGCGGCAACCATCGCGGCGATCATCATGGCGATCTCGACATTCGTCGGGTCTCTGGTGCATCAGAAGCGGAAAGAATACAACGGGGGCGAGTGACATGAGCGACTCCGTCATCGTGGCATTGATCGGAGCCGTGGCCACGATCCTCGGGGTCGTGATCACCAACCGCTCAATGCTCCAAAAACAAGCCGACAACCTTGATAAACAGTTAGCAGTGCATGAGGCACTGACCAACCAGAAGATCGAGGAACTAACCCGAGAAGTCCGGGAGCATAACAATTTTGCCAAGCGCGTCCCGGTCATTGAGGAACAGATCAAGGTGGCAAACCACCGCATAGACGATTTAGAACGAGTGAGAAGGCCGTCCTGATGGGGCGGTCTTTTTTTTGTTATAATGGAGCCGCGCCCACACCGCGCCCACAAATTGCGAAATTATACGACCGTTCAGCGGTCACTCGCTCAAAGTGGAGAATCGCAGGAAGTGACTAAAATAAGCCAAAAATAGCAAAATGTCGACCGAGCGGTCAGTCGCGGGCAGTGCCGTAGCCTCCACCATATTTGAAAGAAAAAGGGCATATTTAAGCCCTTTTTTCATATCGCGCCCACAATCGCGCCCACAAATTCACGAAAGACGGTTCTGGACGGCCTCCTGCCGCTCTTCTTCGGTGCTTCTTGCGTACTCCACCGACATCTGAAAAGAAGCATGCCCGAGGAGATCCTGCACTGTTCGCGGTGTCTCGGTCTTCTGGAGATCGGTCGCGAACTTGTGCCGGAGCATGTAACTGCGGAACTCGACCCCGCACTTCTTGCTGACCGTCCGGATGTAGTTGGCGAAGTAGTCCACACTGATCAGCTCGCCATGGATGAGGAACAGGAAGCCCTGGCGCTGGATCTGCTTCAATACCAGGGCGAGCGGCTCGCTGATCGGCACCATTCTGACCGCGTTGGAGGTCTTTGGCGGCACGATCTCCTGCCCACCGGAGGAACTACCGCCCACAGCCTTATTCACCGAAATTAGGCGTTTATCGAGGTCTACGTCGGCATCCGTGAGGGCGAACACCTCGGCGGGTCTCATGCCTGTGTAGTACATGACTTGAAGCACTTCCCAGATCGTCCGGGAGATCTGAGCGCCTTCCTCATCCCATTCGTGATAAGAGAGCAAGGCCTCACAGAACAGGTCAAACTCCTGTTTGCTGATCTCCATCTTTCTCTTCTGCACTGGCCGCTTGTCCTTGGGCACCGTCACCCCGATCGTCTTGTCTGTTACCCGGATCTCGTCCAGAGCCGCAGCTTTGAAGACCAGCCGCCACACGCTGAGCAGCTTGGCCGTCATGTCGTGGGTGTGCGTCTCGGCGTACTTGTTCAGAGACATCTGGACGTCTGACGCCTTGATCTCGTCGATCGGCACGTCAGCAAGGTCACCGATGCCCAGCCGCAAAAAATAGTCATGCTGTCGCTGAGTCTTCGGGCGCCTGGGGAACAACTTCCTCGCCCGGTCGAAACACTCCCGAACGGTCGGGGCTGTCTGTGGCACGTCTCCGCGCTGAAATTCTGCGAGTTTCTCGTTCCTGTGGTAAATGGCCATCTGTCGCGCATGATCGCCGAAATCTGCCTCAGAAAAGGCCCTCTCGTACGTCCTGCGCTCTGACCCGATGTAATAGGGGATCTTAACGACCCACGAGGTCGTCGTTTTTCGTTTCTTCTCGCTCACATACTTCTCTTTCTTCATCTCTCTCCTCCTTGGCCTTGAGGCCCGCCCTGATCAGTTCGACCATAGCAGCGTTTCTGTTCTGGTATCTGTTCTCAAAACGGAAGTCTTCGATCTGATCAAACAGATCTTCGTCTACTGTGACGATGAATCTCGGTTTTTTGGTCGGCATAATTTTACCTCACTTCGCCACCATTCTATCACAGGTGATACAAAGATACAGAAAATCGTTGACAGGTGATACACCTCAGCATTATCATCAAAGAGGTGCTACACCTATACACCAGAAAGGAGAGAGAGATGAAAAGACTCTGCATATCACTGCCCGATGACCTCGTAAAAGATCTCCAGAAGATCAAGAAGAAGGACATTGACAAGGCCTACAGCGAAATCATTCGTGAACTTATGGCTGAAGCCATTAAGGCAAGAACCGAAAAGAAGGCGGCAGGATGAAGTGGTACACCACGGCGGAACTCGCCGACGCTCTCCACTGTTCGGTCAGACAGGTCAGACGGCTGCACAAGTACGGCCTGATCAAGGGCATCCGGACGGCGAGGGGCTACGTCTTCCACGAGTTGGAGATTACCAACTTCTGGAACGAGTACCGCGGGACAGATCTGTCGAATGAGGACAAGATCAGAATCGCGGCAAAAACAAAAGGCGCACCGCGTGAAATCCGACCAAGGACACGGTGCACCCGAGAGAGATGAAGGAGAAGACCCCCAACATCCCCCTCATCTTATCACGAGGAGAAAAACATGACAAAAGCAGAAATGAATGAACTGAATCAACTTATTGACTCGATGCTTCACTGGGCACTGATCGGCGCCTGTGTGATGCTGATCGCTGGATCTATCTTCTTTGAACTGGTGGTGAAAGCAGTATGAACGGCGTAATTGACCAATACATTGGCAGAAACTTTGCATTTTACAACGGCGACAGTTGCGAAGTGCTGAAGAACTTGCCTGATGACAGCATCCATTTTTCTATCTTTAGTCCGCCATTTGTTGACTTGTACACATACAGTGATTCGGATCGTGATCTTGGAAACTGCAAGTCAAATGAAGAGTTTGACATTCACCTTGGATTTATCGCAAGGGAACTGTACCGCATCATGATGCCGGGCAGAATCATTGCAGTACATTGCATGGATATGCCGGCGCAGAAATTCAAGGATGGATTTATCGGCGCAAAGGATTTTCCTGGCGAACTAATAAACGTATTCACTGAAGCTGGCTTTTATTTCCATAGCCGCATATGCATTTGGAAAAATCCCGTCACGGCGATGCAAAGAACAAAGGCATTAGGACTGTTGCACAAGCAATTGAAGAAAGATGCCTGTATGAGCCGCCAGGGGTTTGCGGATTATGTTGTTGTGTTCCGCAAGCCTGGCGAAAATCCTGAACCGGTGACAAACACAAATGAAACATTCCCGGTTGAGTTATGGCAGAAATATGCATCACCCGTATGGGATGACATCAATCAAAGTTACACGCTGCAAGCATCATCCGCACGTGATGAAAAAGACGAAAAGCATATCTGCCCGCTTCAGTTGGACGTGATTGAACGGTGTATCAAGTTATGGACAAATCCGGGGGACACGGTATTAACGCCATTCGGCGGCATTGGATCTGAAGTGTATCAGGCGTTAAAAATGGGCAGAAAAGGCATAGGTATTGAATTGAAGTCTGTCTATTATCGGCAAGCAGTCAAAAACTGCATTAATGCGGAATCACTTGAACAGCAGTCATTGTTTGATGACGGGGGCTTATTGGGATGATGCACCACAATGCAGAACAGCGGGAATACCGGCAGTCAGATGATTATGAAGACTTTCTGAAGCAGAAAGAACGGGTAGTCATTAACAGCGGATTTGACCCGGAAAGCCTGAACGAATATCTGTTTGACTTCCAGCGGGATATTGTCAGATGGGCATTGAGGAAAGGCAAGGCGGCACTGTTTGAGGACACAGGGCTGGGAAAGACAATTCAGCAGTTAGCGTGGGCAGATGCAGTGGCAAAGCATGAAAGCGGAAACGTGCTGATTCTTGCGCCGCTTGCGGTAAGTAAACAGACAGCACAGGAAGCGTCAAAGTTTGGAATTGTATGCACTCTTTGTGAATCGCAGGATGACGTTAGACCAGGTGTCAATATTACGAACTATGAAAAGATTCATAAGTTTGACACAGATTCATTTATAGGCGTTGTTCTTGATGAATCGTCAATCTTGAAAAGTTATAGCGGAAAGACAACAACGGATCTAATCAGAAGATTCAGGCATACGCCATACAAACTGGCCTGTACTGCAACGCCGTCACCGAATGACTTCACCGAGCTGGGAAATCATGCCGAATTTCTAGACGTAATGACCATGAATGAAATGCTGTCAATGTACTTCATCAATGATTCGTCTTCAGGATTCGGTTGGCGGTTAAAAGGCCATTCAGTAACAGAATTCTTTAAATGGATCGCAGAATGGGCAATCATGATCGGCAATCCGTCTGATCTCGGGTTTGACGGTGCAAAGTACAAACTGCCTGAACTGCGAATACACAACATAGTGCGTGAATCGGCAGCACCTGAAAGTCAGTTGTTTGCAATGCCGGCAGAAACACTGCAAGAGCGCAGACAGGCACGGAAAGATTCACTGCACGTGCGGGTGGAAACGGCTGAAGAACTTGTGACAGAAAACGGCGGGCAATTCCTGATTTGGTGCAATTACAATGATGAATCTGCGGCACTGAAAGCGGCCATTCCTGACGGCTATGAAATAAAAGGATCTGACACGCCTGAATGGAAAGAAGCCGGCATGATGGGGTTTGCGGCGGGTGACGTTGAAACACTGATCAGCAAGCCGTCAATTTGCGGATTCGGCATGAACTGGCAAGGGTGTCACCAAATGATCTTCTGCGGTCTGTCTGATAGTTATGAGCAGTTTTATCAGGCCATTAGACGGTGCTGGCGGTTCGGTCAGACAAAGCCGGTTGACGTATACGTCATTACTTCAGAAGCAGAATCAAGCATATTGAACAATATCCAGCACAAACAGGCACAACACGAATTGATGGGTGCTGAAATGCGGAAAGTCATTAACACGGTGACGAAAGAAAAACTGTATGCGCTGAAGTTTGAACACAGCAATTACAGGCCGCAGGAAAATATGCTTTTACCTGAATGGCTGAGAAAGGGAAGATGATGGACTGGTTCGCATTGGCCTTAGAGAAGGCACAGGCCGAGGGGAAGAACCCCACACTGGCCGAACTGATCGACATGTCCGTCTACATGGAGGACGTCAGCAACCGCAACGTCAAACTCGAGGCAATCGGATGCATGAAGGACTTCGTCGACATGTCCGAAAGAGTCCTGCACAAGGCGGCAGAGATCGAGGCGTCTGGGCACGAAATAGACACGCTCAGGCGGCTCGTCGAGGAAGTGAGGAAGGAGATCCCAAGCGATGGAGAATGAAGCGAAAAAGGGCATTTACGAGACTCTCAGAGAGATCAACGTCAACGAACACACGGAGAAGAAGGGCAATCTGACCTATCTCTCGTGGGTGTGGGCGCTTGATCAGCTCTATCTGCATTACCCTCAGGCCGAGGTCATCGTCCACAAAAACAGAGACGGCTGGCCGTACTGGACGGACGGGAGGACGTGCTGGGTCGATGTTGAGGTGAAGATCCCGACCATGGCGTCGACCTTCATGAGCCGCCGAGAGTTCGCCTATCCGATCATGAACTACCAGAACAAGAGCATCCCACTGGACAAGGTCACCTCGTTCGATGTCAACACATCGATCCAGAGAGCCATCACCAGGTGCATCGCTCGGTTCGGCCTTGGCTTCTACATTTACGCAGGGGAAGACCTGCCGCCAGAGGAGAGCGCCGAGAGAGCCGCGGCACTGCTGAAGGAATGGCAGGAAGTCGAGAGCATGCTCACCAAGGCCGGGGTCGATCGGCACGACCAGAAGGTCATCGACTGGGTCAGCTCGCAGGTCAAAGTGGAACTTGACAGCCTTGACCCTGTTGATCTGCTGACCGCTCCCGATCTCATGCAGAAGGTCATGGCTGCGCTTCGGAAAGCGGCCAAGGCCAAGGAGGCGAAGAAGTGAAAAGCCTGATGCAGGAGGACCTGACCGTCTCCTATCTGTCCGGGCGTGGCGGAGTCCTGGAGAAGCACCACGTCATGAACGGCCCGCAAAGAAAGAAGGCCGACCTGTGGGGGCTGTGGATCATGGTCACACCGGATGAGCATCGTTGGCTGCATGACACCAAGGAAGGAACAGCCAAGCGGCTCGAGCTGAAGGCCGAAGCGCAGAAGGCTTTCGAGGGAACCGGACGGCCCAGACAGTTCTGGATGAATCAGTTCCACAAGAATTATCTGGAGGAGTGAGATGGGAATGGTGATAAGACCGCTATCTCTCAAACAGGCAAACGCATACGTCGCAGAACTCCACCGTCACAACAAGCCTACAGTCGGGCATAAGTTCTCTATCGGATGCTACAAGAACGACGAACTCGTTGGCGTGGCAATCGTCGGGAGACCATTGGCTCGGCACTTGGACGACGGCGAGACCTTAGAAGTGCTGAGAGTCTGCTCTGACGGTACTAGAAACGTGAACAGCAAACTATACGGCGCTTGTGTCAGGATTGCGAAGGAGATGGGGTACAGAACCATCTACACGTACACACTGAAATCAGAAAGCGGTGCAAGCCTCCGAGGCTCCGGATGGATTGAGGACGGAGAAGCCGGGGGGGTTCGTGGAATGTACCGAGTCGCCCAAGAGAGATAGAAGTGACGAATCTCTTCGGAACAGTGCAAAAGTACCCGATAGAGAAAAAAATCAGATGGAAACAAGAACTCAGGAAAGGGGAAAGCGATGGGTGAAAAAAGGTATTACTGGCTGAAGTTGAGAAACGACTTCTTCGACTCCGTCAGAATGAAAAAACTGAGAGGAGTGGCAGGCGGTGACACCTACACCATCATCTACCTCAAACTTCAGTTAGCAGCGTTGGAGACAGAGGGCACGCTGATCTATGAAGGCGTAGAGAACAGTCTGGCCGAAGAGTTGGCCCTGCTGATCAATGAGAAGCCCGAGGACGTCGGCCTGACTCTGAACTTTCTCCAGTCTGTCGGACTCTGCGAAGTGTCCAAGGACGGGACGCTGTGCACACTGCCCGAGGTGCTTATGAACACCGGGAGCGAAACGGCAAGCACACAGCGGTCTAGAGCCTTCAGAAAGCGGCAAGCGTTGCAATGCAACGCGAATGCAACGCAACTGCAACAGCCGCGTAACGTAGAGAAAGATATAGAGAAAGAGAAAGATATAGAGAAGATAAATACATTGTCGGCCAAGCCCGACGATCTGACCATCAAAGCCAAACTTGTCCTCGATGCTCTCAATCAGAAAACCGGGAAAGCGTTCAAGTACACAGACTCAAATCTGAGACTGATCGAGGCAAGGCTGAAGGACTACACCGTCGAGGACTGCCTCAAGGTGATCGGGATCAAATGCTCACAGTGGAAGAACGACCCACAAATGAACAAGTACCTCAGACCGGAGACACTATTCAACGCCACCAAGTTCGGCGGTTATCTGAACGAGCAGGAGGTCAAGAACCAACCACAGTACACAGGTTATGCAAACGACGAGGAGCCCTTCGAATGGTAAGCGATGAACTGGCCCAGAGAATGGCCAACCGTTACCTGATCGCACCGGAGCGGATCAAGAAGATCCTCAGAGACTTCACCGACGAAGACGTCAGACGGATCGGCAAGGCGAAACAGCCCGCCAACTTCTGGCGGCTGGTCGATGCACTGGCTGAAGGTGCGGATCGGGAGACTAACGCCCACCTCCGAGGGTGGGACACATACCAGGAGCAAGCGGCAGACCTGCAAGCAGTTCGAGAATTGCAGGACCAGATGAAAGCCCAGACCAAGGGGCAAAGGAGAGAGAAATGAGCAGAAGCAAAACTATCAACATCGACCGGGGACGGTTCGAGAAGGCGATCAACGAGGTCATGAAGGCCAGACACTTCACATCATGGAGCGAGATCTGTGACGACATGGTGGTCAACAAGGATCTTCTGAGGTGCGCAGCTCGCGACGAGAAGATCAGCGCCAAGACTGCGAAGATGCTCGAAAAGTTCTACGGCGTCAAGTTGGAGGATTACACTCCGGTCATCGAGGGGATCTTTGAGGAACAGGAAGAAGCGGCAGATCTTGCCGATCAGATCGCCAGAGGTATCAAGATCGCACTGGACGACGTGCAGAACAGGAACACACTCCGGGGCATCATCGCCTCCGGGATCGTCGCGGCGCTCGAAGCGCAGAAGGGAGCGAAAGCATGAATATCGTAATCCACACCGGACGGCTGGGTGCAGATCCAGAGATCAGAAAGACCAACAGCGGCAAGAGCGTCGTCAATGCTTCGGTCGCAGTGTATGCAGGCAAAGACGTCAGCGGCAACATCCTCACGGATTGGTATCGCTGGACAGTCTGGGGAGACCAGGCTGATCGCTTTGCAGCCAAGGCGAGGAAGGGCGACGCGGTCATGATGAAAGGCCGCTCAACAGTGAAGACATACCAGAAGGACGGGCAGGACATTAAGGTCACAGAGTTCATCTGTGAGGACTTCATGATTCAGAAGAAGGAAGAACCGAAGGCGGCAGTGGTCACAAGCGTCAGACCGCAGGACTACAACTTTGAGGACTTCCCGCAGGAGCCGATGCCGTGGGAATAAGGAGGAGAGAGATGAACATCAAAGGGTTCGAGGTTCGGCTGAACAAGAACAGGGAAGGCCAGAGCCTCTACATCACAAACAGGTTAGAGACCGGGAAGGTCAGCATCATCATCGGAGACGAGCGGCCAAGCGTGGCAGACGTCCAGCACATCAGCACACGGTGGGACGTGTCGGAGAAGGCTTTCGCCGAACTCTGGAAGAGAGTCGAGCACAAGGTCGAACAGACAGAAGAGGCCTATACGGTCGAAGAAATGCCCGATTTCAGCGAACTCCGCGAGGGGACGATCGAGACCCCAGAGAAGGCGGAAACGCCCGAGAAAGCGGTCAGACGGCCTAGAGGAAGACGGCCAAGAGTGCCCGCGGTGGTGCTCCATGACTGAGGGCGTGATCTTGGACTTGATCAACGCAGGCGGGTCGTTGACACTCAGCCCGACGTCAAGGATCGGAGAGATCCGGGTCGGTGTCCTGCTCGATGGCAAGGGCGCGATCGGCGACATTGAACTCGCACGAAAGAAAGACGAAGACGATGACATGAGGCTCGCGGAGAAGATCGCGGAACTGGTGAACAGAGTCAGATGATCAGGACGGAGAACGTGGCCCTCTTGCTATTAGCAACGGTGGGAGGGCTTCATCTCCTGATCAGTCTGATCGAGTTCATCGAGTGGCTTTGGAGGGGATGGAAATGAGACAGAAAAACACACAGGAGCGCATACTCATGTTCCCGCCGGACAGGATCGCCTTCCTGCCAAACTCACAGGCAGCAACGAGGGACAAGGCCGTCTTCTCGGAATATCGGAACGGAGTCATCACGATCGCCCTGGCCTGTTCGAGAATCGCAGAGAACAACGGCCTGCCATGGGTCAGCCGGGAGCAGTTCATGAACGAGTACAACATCACCGGATGGGGCTACGCCCAGACCGAGGAAGACATCGAAGCAATCAACTCCTACGCTATGAGGCACAACTATGACATTTAGGGGCGAAGTAATCAGGAAAGGCTTGGAGGCCTTCACAAGCGCGAAAGCGTACTATCACGAGCTGAAGAAGTCGCATGACTATTATCAGTATTTGCGGAACAACGTGAAGGGCGTTTCGTTCGATCGGCAACCTGGCGGAGGCAACAGCGAGACCAAGGCGCTCGCCTTCGATCGGGAGATGCAGGAAATCGTGGCGGAGATGTATCGGTTGCAGCTGTTCCTCGACTGGATCAATCAGCTCCTCGACCCATTGGATGCGGACGAAGAGGCATTCATCCGGGAGAAGTATGTCGAGGGATGGACATGGCAGGAGATGGCCGAGCGGCACCAGATGAGCGTTGACCAAGTGCGCTACAGAATCAACAGGATAATAGAGGAGATGTAAAGGATGGAATGGAGAACTGACACACCCGACACCACTGACGAGGTCATGGTGACCTGTCAATCGGGATCTGCCCGGTGGGTTTTGCCGGGATGCTACTACAGACGCGGCCGTTGGTATCACACCATCGTCGAGGCTCACGACGTGGAGATCGACCCAGAGGGAGCGGTTGAGCACATCGGCGAAGAAGAGGAGCGGGTCATGGCTGACGTGATCGCGTGGGCAGAATATCCAGAGCCGTATGGAGGAGAAGCATGATTGTTAAGTGTAAAGACAACAACGGCCTCGGAGATTGCCCGTATCGCAAATACTGCTTGGCGGCAATGAACGACCGCACGATCTCAGGGTGTAACCTTCCGTTCGTCTGGGCTGGCATGATCGACAAGTCCGACGCAGTTGTTCAGCACACGGTGCGGGAAGAGAGGCGAGAAGCATGAGACTGATTGATGCGGATGCACTCAAGAAACATTATGCATGGTGGGAGGATGATAGGCAGAAACTGTTTGACTCAATCGTTGACAGCCAGCCCACAGTGGATGCAGTGCCTGTCAGACATGGGAAGTGGATTAACAGATGGAGCGGATGCGGAAGCGTATGGCTTGAGCAGAGTTGCTCTGAGTGCGCTCTTACATTTGAGGATGAACCACACGAATACAAGTACTGCCCGAATTGTGGAGCGAGGATGGATGAAGAATGAGCCTGCTAAAAGACTTTGAAGCACTGTGTAAATACGTGCGTGAGTGCACAGGCGATGACATAGTGTGTGGATTGTGCGAGTACGATGCCGGAACAGTCGGAGAAGAACCGATGGAGTGTCCGGGGTTTGAATCTAACGAATGTTTCGTGCTGAAAGAAAGCCTAAGAAAACAGTATGAAATGTATGACCAAGTAATCAGATGTAAGGATTGCCGTTATTACGATGCAAGCGCAAAGAGCATGGCTACACTTTGCACAAGAAAACAAGGGTGTCGAGAAACTATCCCAGAAGGCTTCTGCGGGTGGGCAATACCGAAGATGGACGAGGTGGATGAATGAAACACACAGAATACATCATCCCAATCGGTGAGGAAGCGCAGGACTACGATGAAGTGTTCATCGGCGTGATCCGCAGACAGCCGGAGTTGGTGCGGTGCAAGGACTGCGCGAGAAACGAGAACTGCTTCATGTATCGAGAAACGGGCGACGATAACGGTTATTGTGCCTGGGCGGTCAAGAGGGAAAAGCGAAGCGACTGAACGCACGATAAACGCCTTAATTCGCAGTTTCTCCCAAGAATGGACAGATTATCATGATAAAATGATATTGAGCCAAATAGGGCAAAAGAAGAGGACAGCCGAGCCTCTTCTTTTCTGTTCCGGGAGTTCTCGGCTATGGTCTGACATACTGATCTACTTCCATGGATCGCCTCCTTTCTGTTACTCTCCCGGAACGCTTAGGAGGTGGAGGGCGTGGCACCTTGTGCAACCTGCATCCACCGAGACCACTGCCAAGCAGCGGAAACGTGTGACGCTTGGCGGCGGTGGGTAATCATCAGACAAAGAGAGAGACGAGAACGTGAGAGACTTCGCCCGATCCTTCTACAAATCCAAAGAGTGGAAAGCGCTTAGAGATAACATCATGAAGCGCGACGGCTGGCTCTGCCAGGACTGTCTGAGCAAAGGCAAGTACACTCCGGCTGAGGAAGTGCACCACATCCAAGAGATCACTCCGGACAATATCAATGACCCGAGCATCACGCTGAACCCGGACAACTTGGTCAGCCTGTGCCGCGAGTGTCATCGGACAAGACACGGAGCACATGAACGGCGGTACAAGGTCGACGAGTTCGGGCGAGTGATCACGATGTGATGCCCCCCTGTGAAACAATTTTGTTCCACGGCTCTGGGAC